GGGGTTTGAAACCACTCCTAGCAGCCCCCCGTCGTACATAACGGGACTAGGAGTGACGCAGAGGGCGATTTAGGTGGCCCCGCGCCAGATCGGCACGGACGATGCAGCGGGCACAACCGTAGTGCCTGGAAGGTTCTGGGGGGAGGGGGAAGAGGAAGGCACCAACTTGTGAAGATTACCCAAACCTAACTTTCGAGACTCGAATGCCAAGCGTTCCTTCGTAAGCTTGCCATCCAACTGCAAATCAAACAGTTGGCGGGCAAGGTCACGGTCTACGCGAGACACGTTCGACAAGGTAGTGAAAGTGTAATCAGGGTCACGAGTTTTGCGCAGGACGACGATTGACTCAAGGTAAACTGAACCGATAGGTATATTAGTCGCACTGTTCTGGTCACAAACCCATGATACCACTCCTTGAACACACGTAGATGGATCTCCCGCATATCGCGCAGAGCCAGTCTTCGCACATGCGTACCAATTCAGTGACTCGTCCGGCACGAACTCCAAAGAGAAGTCTTCGTACGCAGATCCTATTGCCACATCCTCGTTACGCACTAAAGAGGCGAAGTCCTGTGAACCGTTAAAGAAACCGATATCATCCACCTCGGTGAGTAGCACACGGGCTTGAACACTCGTTGGGGCGTAGTGAACATAATGCAACCGTCCAGCCAGCCACTTAAAATGCTGGAACGAATTGCCTAACGATGCTAGGAGAGGGGTGTCTGTTACATCCGTGGGATTTAGATCGAAGAAACCACCGCTTTGAGTGTTCGTTGATGAAGCGGTAGTTACATCGGCCAGGAACTCCTTCACGTGGACGACAACATCTCCATTCGCATTTCGGTGCAGTATGTTGACAAACGCGGTGGGCGCCTGGTCCCGTCCAAAAGCAACGGGAGCACTGGCAGACGCTATAATCTCACCGCCAGCCAACAAATTTGGACTAGCACCTTCTACAATTTCCTTCGGGATTGCCACTTTCTCGTCAAGCCCGAGCGCATCCATTATCTTCTGACCAAGAGTGGACACCAACGATCCACTTCCCGGAAGCAATGAATTCGCCACAGTACTGGCACCAAGTGTCAATCCAGAGCCAATTAGCCTTCCTATTCCTCCTTTCTTCTTCTTGGGCTTCCCAGAACGGGAGGCCTTCCGTTTCTTTCCGCGCTTACCAACGCGTACTTGCACCACTTGCTTTGGCGGCGCCATATCGAATTACAGTATTTTCAAGGGCTCCTCTACTGCTGAGGGACTGTTCATCGCAATGCAACCAGGTGTCCGTGCAGTCTCTAGACCATCCTGAGTGGTTAACTTCCTGGAAGGAGGCCCAGCAAAAGGTTCACCCAACCCATGGGATCCTTACACACAGCCTAACAACTGCTTTCAGTACGCCATGGGTGGTTTCCCACTAAGCTTAGCCTCAAACCCCACCCATTGGTACGGTTCGCTTCGGATGTTCGCACATCACCGTTTTGGACAATCACACATGCGACCCTTTTGCTCACATGAGAAGGGACGCCACTCCCTTGGCAGCCTAACAACTGCCTGTTACTCCGCTCGTGGCCTACCCGAGACCTGGGTAGTCCACACAACCACGAACCGACTGGTCAATCCTTTCACGACAAGTCAGACCTACGTCAGCTTTGTCGCTACTCAGACTGGCCAGCCAGTCCGTCTTACTCAAACTGTTTTCGATCAACACCTGATCATACGGTTGAATACCAAATGCCTTCCAAAAGCTAACACGTGATTCCATGGAAGGTTCACCGGAGGCTCGGCTATCCTTCCCCATCATCCTGCTAGCTATTAGAAGACCCGACTCGAGAGTGACATGATTTAAAGGCCTGGCATTAGCACTAGCCGCCAGCATTGAACTATATAAAGAACAGTACAATGGGATATCGCCTGCTAAAGCGATTCCACCCTGCCCCACGGCGCTCAGCCACTTCTGTCGCATTGGTATCTCAGAAATATCAGTGCAGGAGTGAAGATCCTTGAGAAATCCACATTTAGGACTGCGAACCATGACCCAGATCTTGCCATCAAACACAGGCTGGCAAGCACAGAATAATACCTTCTCGAACACGTCTACAGGTTCGCCAACCGTCATAACGAACCCCATGTTCTGAAACCATTCAGGTAAATCCTGCAAAAATCTATCTAGGTCATTTCTCTCCAGGAAAATCACCCCATCATCTCCGTCAAAGATCAGGCGCGTCTTAACTCCCCGCTCCTTTGAGTAAGATGCCCACAGTGCCACAGACACAATGGTGTTACCAAGGCCCGTATCAAAATCACCAGACGACCGACACCGCATTTTGAACCGTACAGTGCCGTCACCGAAATTACCAACCACCGGAAACTCAAGTTGGTTGCGCAAACAAAACTCCATTACACTACGTTCATTCGAGCACATGGCACGGTATAACCCGTGAGTCCATCCAAGTGCTACTCTCCCGATGTGTGCCTCGAAGCGATGCGCATCCACCTTTAATGCCACCGGCGAATTAAAGTAATCCCAGTGTGCGCGCAAAACACGCGCACGGGCGACGTTATTAAGACCCTTAGCAACAACACGGTGTTTAAGACACTCAGACATGGCTCGGTAGATCGGCTTCTCCATCGATTTCACAAACCTACCGAACACAACATGGAACCTTGGATCACGAGGGTAGATGCCCCTAGGAACAGGGTCATCCTTAACATCCCAATCAACCTCGCGAACTTTAATTGGCGTTTTCTCCATCTTAACAAAGCCGCGGACCTTACAATCCGCTCTCTGCAAAGGTTCGGCCTCAACCGATTCCGTGGCAGCTTTGTAAACCTCATACCTGCGATCACCCTCATAAGATTGCACGAATTGCTTCGGCGTAAGGGCGATGGTCGATGGTAAGCGTCTACGCAACTTCACACGAAACCAATGGAGACGGCCATAAAAGTGTGCCAAGCTAAGAGGCTGAGAAATTGGGCGATAGCGCCCACCCACCTTCTCCATAAAAATCCTCTCAGCTACGGCTCTCTCAAAGTTCCTTGCCGTGTTGTTAAATACCACACAAGCTACCGGAGGTGCAGCTCCTGCAAACCTCCAGATCGAGTGGTCTTTCAATGCTCGCTTGCGTCTGCGCTCGACGCATGTAACCCCATCCACAGGGAAGCGAGTCTTTGTATTGACCCCGTGGACCCGTCGAACGCCGCATCAACTTCCCGCCACCCCGGAGGGGCGCGGACGTTGAGGCTGGTCAATAAGTGACCTGCCAAGTCGGCATATATTACGGAGTATTCTAAGAGCGACTGGAGCGTCGTCAAACGACTCTCCCCAGTCTCTAACTCTCCGTGCAACGCTAACTGAACTAGCAAACCTCCTGGCATCAAGTTGTTGAATAGTAGGCGTAAAGACCAATTCAACCACCTTGTCCAGGTGAGCTGCAATGTGCGACGGACGGATTCCTCGTTCTGAGCAAAGCTTAAACGCCCTATACCTGACGCATTGACGCTGAGCGTAACTATCGGCATCAGGTTGGGTATTAAATTCAGATCGTAAAAGCGCAATGAGATGGCGCCACCAGTTCCCGGCAAGGGTCCTGGAGTCTGCATCCACCAAATCAAGCTCACCATCAGCATCCTCCCCCAGCTCGTTGATTGCGGCTGGCGGAGCGTCAATAAGGTCAAAACCAACGTTTTGAAACGTAGAATCAGGTCTTGAGGCAAGCAAGATAAGGCGGGCAGTCGTAGCCCTGAACAAAGCAGAGCATGATGCACCGATCGCGCGCGCGCGGCCACGGAAGTCAAGATGAGCGAAGTTTCTAGCGCGGTAAGCTCGTAAGAGAGCTCGAGACAAGCGGAGGGCTGCGTGCTCAATAATGAGAACGATCCAAACAAAGGGCCAGACGAGGATGGCACAGAACTGCCAGAGCACGCCTCTGACGAGGCCCTGCTGGGGGACAAGTCCAGCAAGGCCTCTTCGGAAGCGCGGGCCAAAAACGGCCCAGAAGTAAATGATGAAGATAGCATCAATTACCCCGATCAAAAGTAACATGACCAGTTGGTATCCAAG